GACCAAGATTTTTTCAAGAATGCATGTATCTTCTATTGTGCGGGTGTGGAACTGGATTCTCTGTGCAAAAACATCACATCGCTAAACTTCCTAACTTAATTAAAGGGAAAAATGGTCAGAAGAAATTTGTCATTCAAGATTCTATTGAAGGTTGGTCAGACGCAGTAGGCGTTCTTGTCTCTAGTTATTTTAAGGGAGATAATCTTTTCCCTGAATATAATGGTAAGACAGTTGTTTTTGACTACTCAGAAATACGTCCAGCAGGCTCTAATTTAAAGTCTAGCGGAGGGAAGGCTCCCGGCCCAGATCCTTTAAGAAATGCTCTTACAAGCATCAAGAAGACCCTTGACGGAGCTATTAAAAATGGACAGAAGAAACTTAGACCTGTTGAAGCATATGATATAGTAATGTATGGCGCTGACGCTGTAATTAGCGGTGGTGTTCGTCGTAGTGCTACAATTTGTGTTTTTTCTGCTGACGATGAGGAAATGGCTAAAGCTAAAACTGGTAATTGGTTCACAGAAAATCCACAGCGTGGAAGATCAAACAACTCTGCTTTGCTATTACGAAACGAAACAACTAAAGAACAGTTTTCTGAACTAATGCAGTCCGTTAAAGAGTTTGGAGAACCGGGATTTGTCTGGTCTGATTCTACAGAACTTATTGTTAATCCTTGTGTAGAAATTGGCATGTGGCCCGTAGACGAAAAGACAGGTAAAACTGGATGGCAGGCATGTAATCTTTCTACTATTAACTGCGCCAAGGTTACTACTAAAAAAGAGTTTTACGAAGCTTGTGCTTCTGCTGCAATTATTGGCACACTACAATCTGGATTTGCTAGCTTTCCATATTTAGGAGAAGTTTCAGAAAGAATTATCAGTCGTGAAGCATTATTAGGCGTATCAATGACAGGCATTATGGAACAACATGAAATATGTCTTGATCCAGAAGTACAAAAGAAGGGCGCAGAAATAGTTAAAGAAACAAATAAGAAATTAGCCGCATTGATTGGTGTAAATCAAGCTGCACGTACTACGTGTGTTAAGCCAGAAGGAACATCTAGTTGTATTCTTGGGACATCCTCTGGTATACATCCCCATCACGCAAAGAGATACATTCGCAGAGTACAGGCTAATAAGATGGAGCCAATATACCAACACTTTAGAAGTATTAATCCTAGAGCCTGTGAGGAATCTGTGTGGTCTAACAATGACTCAGACGATGTTGTTTCATTCTGCGTAGAAGTTCCAGACGGCGCAAAAATTAAGAATCAAGTTGGCGCCATTGATCTACTTGAATATGTAAAGAGTACACAACGTAATTGGGTTGTAAGTGGTACTAATCCAAAGCAATGTACTCAACCTTGGTTAACACACAATGTTTCTAATACTATTAATGTTAAACCAGAAGAGTGGAATGAAGTTACAAACTTTATCTATAAACATCGCAAGCATTTCTGCGGCGTTTCTTTACTTCCCATTGCTGGAGATAAAGATTATGCACAAGCACCATTCACTACTGTGTATTTACCTAGCGAACAAATACAACATTATGGCGATGCTGCGATGTTTGTTAGTGGTTTAATAGAAGTTGGATTAGGATTGTATGATGATAATTTATGGGCAGCTTGTGGTAGCTTGCTAGGAGTTGGTCAAAAAATTAAAGGCAACGGCAAGAAAGACTATAAGGTTAGATGTCAAAAGTTTGCAGACAAATATATGAATGGAGATCTTAAGCAGTTGACATACTGCATGAAAGATGTATACAATTGGCATGAGTGGCTAGATATTAAACGTGAATACAAAGATATAGATTACACAGTAGTTATAGAAAAAGAAAATAATGTTAATCCAGTTCAAGAGGTAGCTTGCGCTGGCGGGAAGTGTGATATAATTTAAGAATAAATACTACATTAAGAGAGGGAACTATGATTTGGACTGTAAATATTAATTTGCTTAACGAGAATGCTACTAAGCCAACAAAGGCTCATACAGACGATGCGGGATGGGACTTGTATTCTTCTGTTAATATAAATATTAATCCAAAACAAAGAGATGTAATAAGCACCGGCATCTCTCTAGAAATGCCAAATCATTTTGCTGGACTTATCTGGCCCCGATCTGGCATGGCAGTTAAGCATGGTGCAGACGTACTAGCTGGAGTTGTAGACTCTGGTTATAGAGGAGAGGTCATGGTTTGCTTGTATAACACTGGAGACAAGATGTTGCAAGTAAGGCGTGGGGATAGAATCGCACAGATTATATTCCAAGAGGTTCCCGAAGTGGGTATCACCGTAATAGACTCACTAGGCTCCTCGCAACGAGGGAGTAATGGTTTTGGCAGCACAGGCACATAACAATCGAAAAAAGCGTCAAGAAAAAAAAGCATGTAAACCGAACGTACTGGAGGCTAAGACTGAAAATCAAAAAATATATATTAGATCTATTATAGAGAACGATGTTGTTTTTTGTACAGGTCCGTCTGGCAGTGGTAAATCTTTCATAGCGGCTGGAATCGCAGCGCAAAAATTACTTAAAGATGAAATAGATACCATCATTGTTACCAGACCTTTAGTTTGTACGGGTAGAGATCTTGGATCTTTGCCGGGAGAACTAAATGATAAAATCAAACCATATCTACAACCTATGGAGGAAAATCTAAAATTCTTTTTAGGTAGAGATAAATTTGGAATGTATTTTAATCAACGAAGAATTAGGTTTGAACCTCTAGAAACCATGCGCGGCTCTACTTTTCATGATGCTTACATGATTTTAGACGAAGCTCAAAATTGTACGTTGGAACAAATAAAAATGTTTGTCACGCGAATGGGCAAACATTCCAAGGTATTAATTAATGGTGATAATAAACAAACAGATATTTATAGAAATAGTGGTTTAGACTTTTGTATGGAAAGATTAAATGACGTACAGGGTGTCGGAATCTCTAAATTAGAGTATCATGATATACAGAGGAACGGAATAATTGGAGCAGTGCTATACGCGCTGGAGAAATAATGTTATACGATTATCAATGCACAAAGTGTAATCATGTAATGGAAGATGTTCAGCAGTCTATTAAAGATGATGCGTTAACTAAATGCCCAGAGTGCAACGAAGAGTCTTTAGAGCGAGTGATAACTGGAGGTCTGTACGGACACGTTTATCAAGAACCCACTACTATTGGGCAGCAGTGTGATAAAAACTGGAAGAACAAGGGTCATTATGAAAGATCTAATGCTATGCAAAAACAGGACGACAAAGCGAGAGAGAAGAAAGAATCAAGGAAGATGATCAACAGAATGAACAAAGAGCATCAACACCATTATATCATGACAGGACAGAAAAGAGGTTAAGGTGAAATACAATAGAAATGGCGAAGAATATTCAGACGTAGACAGTCTAGTTTTTGCTGAGAAGCTAGAAGGATCTCGACAGACTGTTTTTAGTGTTTTAACACATAATAACAATTTGTACGACCCTCTAGGCGCAGACAGCAATAGAGAGTCAAACTTAAATCTGACTCTCAGCAATACAAACGAAGATGCATTCAAATCTTATATGAAGTATTTGAAAACAAATAGTAGGATTTATATAACTAAAGCACAGAGGAGTTTTTTAAATGGCTAAAAAAGGACCGCTTGGAAAAGCAGAAGTATATTATATTGAACACCACAGAGAAGAACACGATGTGGACACTCTGGCTAAGGATTTAGATAGAACCAAGTCTTCTATCGCTAAGTATTTAAAAGATCACACATCTACGACGAAGAGCATGTTGGATCAAAGCATTACAAGACATAAGGGTGGCGCGGTCATGACGGAAAGCGCCTCTTCTATATCTGACGTAGTTGCTCAAAAAGGAACTCCTTTGACCGATTCTTGCACAACGACAATAAAGAAATGACATATATATTTGAAGAAGAAGGCTGGAAGATATATTACAAGAATAATCCAAAACATAGAAAAACAATATGGATTTATGTAAAATTTTCTAATGGCTCAACAGTGTTTTTAAAAGACATTAAAGAGTGGTTGACTATTCAAGATTATTGCCGCAAAAAAAATCTTAATGTTTACAGCATTGGGTTGCAATATAAGTCTCATAGAGAGACTATTGATTGTTCTCAATCAGATGGCGCTTACGTTGTTACGTCCATACGTGGTCAATATGGCGGTGAAACCAAACAATGTTTTACACTTGGAAAGATACAGGGAGATATAGTAATCAAAGAGTTATGGTCTACCCCCGAACTAATGAGAGAAGACCACTACGAAGATAGCGTTGACACTTGCTTTAGAGAGGCTTTAGTGTATAATGAAAAAGCAAAAGGCAAAACTGTTTAATAAAGATTATCAAAAACAGTGGTCTGAAGAGTATAACTACAAGCACATCCACACTGGAGAACATTGCACTTTTGAATCTTATGCTGCTGAGTACTTGGTATTGAGATGGACAGATGCTTTCAAGATGGACAAGCCGTCTTATAAATTCTGGACTAAAGGGGACAAGTACCACGATGTATTCATGAGAAACATGAAAGCTGCTAGACAATTGAAAAAAAGATTTGAACCAGCGCTAATACTCGCCGCTGTAAGATCAGAACATTTTGAAAAAATATATCACATTGGACTTAAAGCTCACAATCCGGCAGGATGGAAATATAATCCTGTTGCAATAGAAGCCGTAAAGAGGTATCATAAAGAACACGAAGATTCTTTGAAGCTATCTCAAGAGTCTAATAAAGAAGCCGTCATTGAAGAGCCAGAATCAAAAACATTGAAGCACAGAAATAGACAGTACGCAAACAAGAAAAGTTCAATAAACAAATTGAGGAAACTATGAGTAAAGTAAAGAATAAGAAAACGTCTAATAAATTTAAGACAGATGTTGTAAGTAATTCTGTGGTTAGTAAATATGGCGACGTTGTAAGTACTGGGACTGAAGTGTTAAAAACTATAAATCAATTAGAAGTTGTTAGCGTGTCTCCAGCATTAGACATTGCGCTGGGAGGTGGATTAAGAGAAGGTTCCGTAGTAGTAATGACAGGTGATCCTAAGTCTGGTAAAACAACAACTGCTTTACATTTCGCCGCTAAGTGCCAAGCTCAAGGCAAGAGAGTTATTTATCTCAACACAGAAGGTAGACTATCTAAGCAAAACTTTGATGGCATTAAAGGCTTAGATCCTGAAGGCATTCTTATTGTGCAATCCACAGACGACAAGATTCTTTCAGCAGAAGAATTCTTAAACATTACAGAGTATTATATTAATAATGATCCGGGCTGTTTAATAATTGCAGATTCATTATCTAATATGGTTCCATCCGTAGAGCTAGACGGCGAAGTGCGCACGGGCGTTCGTAACGCTCTACCTAGATTATTATCTATGTTCTTCAAACGTATTAGCGGCTCCCTCATGAAAAATAAAACAATTCTCATTGCTGTAACGCACAATATTGCAAATACTGGTGGGTCTCCATACGCACCAGCAAAAATGGCAGACTGTGGAAACATGTTGCAATATCAGGCTGGCACTAATATGGTAATCACTCATCGGGGTAGGTGGCAAGTACCAAAGGACAGTGGCCCACATGTGGGTCAGATTGCAAATTGGAACATAAAAACATCTTGCGCTGGAGGTACTCCAAACAGCACAGCAGAGAGCTGGATTCGCTATGGCATTGGTCTAGATGAAACTCAAGAAGTTGTGCAGATAGCCTGTGAATTTAGACTTATAAAAACTGCTGGCGCTTGGTATACTATTCAGTGCGCTCTTGATAATATAGATAATAAAGTAGTACAAAAACTATTAAAAGACAATGACGTAGGAGACAAACCAGAAGATATAGAAAGATTTTTTAAATTTCAAGGCTCTAATAACACCCTAGAATTTCTAAATAATAATCCAGATCTTTCATCTTTTATATATGATCAAATTAAGGAGCTGTTTTAATGACGCAAATTGATTTGAATAAAACAGAAGCATGGAGGATACTCGACGCTCTGCGTGGGTATAAGAGAGATTATGAACTTACTGATGCAGCACTAAGGACTATTAAAACGCTAGAAAGAAAACTAAAAAAAATAGTAAACTCATGAGTATAACAGACATTACAGAAATTGCCTGTGGAGTATTAGTCGCTAAACTAATAATAGGAGTAATAAATGAAGGCTATTGGTATAAATGGCAGAGAGTATACGTGGAACTTAAACGGTTACAACGTTCCAGCAAACGACACAAGAAAAAGATCAAAGTACCATATGAGAGCGCGAAGTCTTCTGCGAGAGATATTCCACTCTTACAGGATACTAGAAGAAGTGAAGTTACCGGGAAGCACAGTGTCGCACAGAAAGGGTGTGCTTTTTCTAGATTTTTTAATCCCCCAAATTAAATTAGGCATAGAGGTACATGGTCAACAGCACTATGAATACACACCGTTTTTTCATAAAAATAAGGCAGACTTTGTTATTGCAAAAGCCAAGGATGAAGATAAAATAGAGTGGTGTGAATTAAACAAGGTTGACCTTATAGTACTAAAGTATTCAGATACAGACGCACAGTGGAGAGAACAAATTGAAAACGGCGAGTGAGCAGTTGGCTGACTTAAAGGCTATGATTGATGACTTCTTAAACGCTAGTAACGCTAGGTTTAACAAGAAGTTTAGGGAGGATTGGCACAGATGTGCTAATGCTGGCAAAGATACTATAAGCACTCTCACTAAAGACGAGCTATTCACTTGGGCTTATGAATTGTACAGTTTCTCTACGCATCTACAAGATGAATTAAACATGCAGAAGATTGCTCTCAATTGGTGTAACGACAAGCTAAATAAAATGGTTGCAAAAAACCACGATCAGTTCAGCAAGTATACTAAGTATGAGGAACGTAGACCACTTATAATTGTAAACGATGAATATGCAGCTACAGTAGATCACTACCGTGAGATTGCAGAGTCAAGAGTTCAAGCCCTTGAGGGTAAGATATATGAATTAAAACGTAAAGCAGATATACTATTAGAGAAAGGCAAACGAACATGAGTATGGACGACTTTATGAGGTCTCTGTCCGACCAACAGAAAGCAATGTTCTTAGCAGCGTTGCAGGACAGTGGTACGCCCCCCGAAGCAGAAGTAACTGGTGACGAAGATGATTCTCAGGAGGCACTAGAGCGAGTACTTACTGGTAGATGGACAACAACGATGCCTCCACATATTAAGAAAGAATTTGAGAACGAAGATACTACTACTTCTGTATCAGACTTTACAATGAAATCTAAAAGTGGAGTAAAGCCTCAAAAGAGAAAAGAACGAGTTGCCGCTGGTAAAAACACTTGGTCTGACAGCGGAGAGAGTAAAGATGTGCAGACTCCAAGTATAGCAATGACGCCTAGAACAAGACCTCCAGCTAGGATGGTTGATATGAATTGTCATGTTTGCGGCAAATCATTTTCAATTAATTCTTCATTAGTGTATGGTCAGTTTTACAGATGCGATGGATGCTCAGGAAGGTGACATGGAAAAACTTTTAGACATTGGATCAGAGCGAGCTTTGCTAGCTAGTTTGCTACAGTATGGAATAGACGCACAAGTTATTGTGTCCGATATTATTTCTGTAGATAGCTTTGGTAATTTAAACAATAAAGCCTTGTATAGATGTATTGAACATGTAATAAGTAACGATCAACACCCCGACATTGTTACTATTATGTCTGCTGCCGAACACTTAAAATTGTCAGAGAGACTTAAGACAGAACAAGAGTTACAATATATTAAGTCCTTATATGATTTTCCTGTCACGCCTGAAAATACCTTGGGCTTTGCTGTTCAAATGAAAAAATTTGAATTTGCACGTAAAATACAAAAACTTACAAATAAGATACATAAAGATGTAGGCGCAGTCAATGGCTCTGAGAGTATTGATGAAGTCATAAATATTTTAGAAGAACCAGTTACTGACTTTTTGCGTGAAGATGATGGCGGGGAAAACCCAGAAAAGATAGGAGAGGGGATAGAAGACTATGTTAAATTTCTCGAAGAAAACAAATGTGATATCATTGGTGTACCCACGGGATTCACTAGATATGACGAAGCTATTGGGGGTGGTCTTAGACGAAAATGCGTTGACCTTGTATCTGCAAGACCCAAAGTTGGCAAATCAGTATTTGCTGATAATGTTGCTTTAAATGTAGCTTCACAAGGAATAAAGGTATTAGTACTGGATACAGAAATGTCTAAAGAAGATCATCTCAATAGGCTCATAGCTAATATCAGTGGGGTTCCTATCAACGAGGTTGCAACCGGCAAATTTACAGAAGATGATACTAAGCATAATAAAGTCAACGAAGCCGTTGCCAAACTAGAAGATATACCTTACAGTTATATCAGTGTCGCTGGAAAACCATTTGAAAACATTTTGAATCTTATTAGAAGGTGGGTGGCTCAAGAAGTAAAGACTGATGAATCAAATAAAACCAACGACTGCGTGATTATCTATGATTACCTAAAACTTATGTCCTCTTCGTCTATAACTAATAACATTCAGGAATATCAGGCTCTAGGATTTCAAATAACATCACTGCATAATTTATGTGTTAAACTAGACATACCTTGTCTATCCTTCGTGCAATTAAATCGTGATGGCATAACTAAGGAAAGCACAGATGCTGTTAGTGGTTCTGACAGGCTTATTTGGCTCTGTACTTCATTTAGCATTTTCAAATCAAAATCAGCAGAAGAAGTTGCGGAAGACGGTCCCAATGCAGGAAACAGGAAGCTTGTACCTATTGTGTCCAGACACGGAGCTGGCATGGATGATGGAGATTATATAAACATGCAAATGCAAGGCGCACATGCAAAGTTAATAGAGTTACGAACTAGGAATGAATTTAAGAACCAACCAGTGGGCGACACAGGTTTAGTAAAGGATATGGATAAGCTAAAAAATGAACTTGCAGACACTGAAACAGAATCTGAATAACGATATAAATAAAGTCCTAACAAAGCTTGGTGTAGAATTTGAGGACTTTGGAGATAATATATATTCAACATGTCCTATTCATGAATCTAGTGATAACCCCAGAGCTTTCTCTTTTTGTAAATCAAAAGGCATATGGAAGTGTTGGACTAGGGATTGTCAAGAGCAACATAGAAATGATGTGTTCGGTCTAATATGCGGCGTGTTAACAGCTAGAAACGGTCAGGATGCTGAGTTTAAGGACGCCTTAGAGTGGATAAAAAAGGAATTAAATATAAATATTGATTATAATTCCAGCGCTACTACGACTACCAAACCAACAGAACCCACAGACATTGAATCTATAAATAAAATATTTACAAAGAATAACAAAACTTTTAATGACAGGCCAGTACAATACGAATGCAGTTGTGAGGTTCCCTCAGTCTACTTTTCTAATAGAGGATTTGCCAAAAGAACATTAAAGCATTTTGGAGTGGGAGATTGTTCAGAAAGCGGTATAATGAATGAGAGATCTATTATACCTATACATAACGATGTCGGAGACATAGTTGTAGGCGCTATTGGTAGAAGCATTAAAGAATATAAAACTCCTAAATTTTTAATTACGCCAAAAGGATTTGACAAAAATAATTATTTTTATAATTTTCACAGGGCAATCAAAACTGCTTGTAGAACTAATACTATGTATGTTCTAGAAGGTCAAGGTGATGTGTGGAGAATGTACGAGGCGGGAGTTACAAATGCTGTTAGCGTATTCGGCAAAACAATATCCAGACAGCATATAGATAAACTTAAAAGACTTCCGATCACACACCTTGTTGTCATAACAGACAACGATCAAGCGGGAAGAGAAGCAAGAATAAAAATACAAAGGTCTTTATCAAGAATGTATAAGATTACATTTCCTAAGCTTTCTAATAAAGACATTGGAGATATGAGCGTAAAGGATATTAAGAACAATATATTAATTGATTTGAAAGGTACATATTAATGAAAATCATAGGTATATCCGGCAGGAAACAGTCTGGTAAAAATACAGCCGCAAATCATATAGCCGGTTCTATATTAAAAGCAAAAAATATGATACAAAACTTTGTAATCACTGACGATGGCGCTTTGTCCATTAATACTACTGATAGCAATGATAATGCAGGGTGGGGAGTGTTTGATCTAACCAGAAAAGATGAGACATTCGTTAGCTATGCAGAGCAGGAAATTTGGCCTTTTATAAAGATATACCATTTTGCTGATCCTCTCAAGTCTATTGCTGTAGAATTGTTTGACTTGAAACCAGAGCAAGTGTACGGGTCTGATGCAGAAAAAAATACTTCAACCCCATACACTCAAAATGGATGGAAGCACCAAATGACTGCTAGAGAATTTTTGCAATATTTTGGAACAGAAGTCATGAGAGATATAAAAGATTCTATCTGGGTTGACTACACCATGAAAAGAATAGCCAAAGAACAATCATCTGTAGCTATTATACCAGATGTAAGATTTCCCAACGAAATCAACGCCATCAAGGAGGCGGGAGGAATTGTCATTAGATTGACTAGAAATCCTTTTGAGTCTGATCATGACTGCGAAAAAGCTCTAGACGCCGAGAGTTTTGATTGGGACCAATTTGATCACATTATAGACAACAAAGGAGATATAGATCAACTACTAAACGATTTAAACAAATTACAAAAGAAATGGGGTATTTAATGCTGGTTACATATATTAGATCATCTAGTTTTAACAACTGGCGATACTGTGAAATGCAGTATTTTATAACCTACGTTCTTGGATATCAGACTCTAAGTGGCAAAAAGGCAGTGCAAGGAACTATAGTGCATAAAGTATTAGAAGTCTTAGCTAGTCTTCAGCTCGCAAAACAAGGTGCTGGCAAAAAAAGAAAGTTGGTAATCAAAGACGACATGCTGGGAGATATTTCTATCAACAAGTCACACTTAGACACCTATGATATAGTAAATGATCTTCTAGACCAAAGCTTTGATAGTTATACAGCGCAAGAAAGCCATCACGAATGGTGTAAGAAAGAGAGAGAAGATTGTAGGAAATGGACTTGGAAGGCATTGGAATGGAACAATGGTCAGTTTGACCCACGTAATAGAGACATTGTGGCACCAGAACCCCATTTTGATATACCAATTCAGGAAGATTGGGCCAAATTTAAGTATACATTACCCGATGGAAAAGAAATAGAAGGACAGCTAGCCATCAAGGGTACTATCGACCTCGTTACTAAAACAAATGATGACACTATAGAAGTCATAGATTGGAAAACAGGTAGAAGACTTGATTGGGCTACCGGAGAAGAAAAAACATACGAAAAACTCCTAGTAGACCCACAGTTATTATTGTATAATTATGCTATTTCTAAGCTATTTCCAGAATATAAACAAACAATTATGACCATTTTTTACATAAAAGATGGTGGTCCATTTTCTATGTGTTTTGATAGGTCAGACCATGATAAGTTCTTAGGTATGCTGAAAAACCGTTTTGAGGAAATCCAGAAAAATGTGTCTCCCAAGCCCATTTCTCCCACTAGAAAGAGCTTTAAATGCACCAAATTGTGTCATTATTACAAAAACAATTGGGCTGATACAGACCAAAATATGTGTATGTATATACAGAACCACCTCGATAAACACGGTATGGAAAAAACTATTTCTGAGTGTAGCAGAGAAGGTTTTGATATAGGATTTTACGAAGCTCCGGGTTAAAAGGAATAAATATGAGTAAATTATTAACGATAGGAATGTGTACCTTTGATGATTTTGATGGCGTATATTTTTCTTTACAGTCATTGAAAATGTATCAGAAGTTAGTTCAGAGTGGGGATGTGGAGTTGATTGTCATAGACAATAACCCTAGTAGCCCTCATGGAAAAGCCATACATGATTTGGTGTCAGGATGGATGAAAGATTCAGTAAAACTTATACCATACACAGAAAAACAAACTACCGCAAACAGAAACTTGATTTTTCAAAACGCAACGGGCAAATACTGTGTTTCTATGGACTGCCATGTGATGTTCCCGCAAGGTTCATTAGAAAGCCTATTAGAATATTATGAAACTAAACCAGACTGCAAAGACATTGTTCAAGGCCCAATGATGTACGACAATTTAAAAGGCTGCGCAACTCATTTTAGACCTGCTTGGGGAGGAGATATGTATGGCAAATGGGCTAAGGATGACGCTGGCCTTGAGGCTGGAAAGCCCTTTAAGATACCCATGCATGGACTTGGAGTGTTTTCTTGCGAAACTAAGAACTGGCTAGGCTTTAATGAACTGTTCAGAGGTTTTGGTGGAGAAGAAGGCTATATTCACGAAAAATTCAGAAGGGCTGGTGGAGAAGCTATGTGTGTGCCGGGATTCAAATGGCTACACAGATTCTCTAGACCTAACGGTGTGACATACCCACTAAGATTAGAAGACAGAATATGGAATTATTTCGTAGGATGGTATGAAATAACCAGAGATCCAAACGATAAAATGATCGAACAAATATTTAATAATTTTTCTCAGAGGCTACCTCCCGAAAAGCTAGTTCCCATGATGAATGATGCAATACAGGCGGTCGAACAACAACTTCAAAACATTAAACAGGAGACTACAAATGTCTAGAATTAATCAGGCAGATGAAGTTTATACCACAGATACTTATGGTTTTACTGAAGAACTCACAGAGGATAACTTTTATCTTCCAGCAGAAGCAGAGTATGAGGATTTTGGCGAAGCTGAAGAAGAACATGACGCCGCCTCCTTGTGGGAAAATATTCGCAAGAAGAAGGAGAGGGAGGGTAAAAACTACAAGCCCGCCAAGAAGGGAGACAAAGACAGGCCAGATCCAGACGCTTGGAAAAAAGCACAAAATGAAGAAGCTGAAGGAGCTGAATACCAAGGGCGTAAAGTCAAGTTAGGCAAACCATTCTTGACTCCTGACGGCCCTAAGAAGAGAAGCGTTTATGTTAAGAACGGATCTGGAAATGTAGTAAAAGTTAATTTTGGTGATCCTAACATGAAGATCAAAAAAAATGATCCAGCTAGACGCAAAAGTTTTAGAGCAAGACACAACTGTGACAATCCCGGCCCACGCTGGAAAGCTCGATACTGGTCTTGTAAGGCTTGGTAAAATGACACTTAGAAAAAAATGGAATGAGCATCTAAATGAAAACAACATGACCTACTGGCAGCACTTAAAGTTTGCAGTGGGTCATGGTTTCATATGTATTAGAGCTGGCATATATTTGTGTGTGCATGGTTTATTGCCATGCTTTAGACGTAGAGCAGGCACTAGATTAGTACAAAGATTAGAAAAAGTATTTAGCGAGAGAAAATATGAGCTTAATAAATAAAGTAGCAGCTATCATAGATAAAAAGCAAGATCTAGATAATATAGGTTATCTGGCGAATAAAGTCAATTACCACGACGAGTTATATACTTTGGGTATATCAATTAAGGATATAGTACCTCCACCGCCGTCTAACAGTAGCGCCATCACGGAAAGAGAACTCAATCAAATATCCAGACTAACTAATTCAAGAACATATCAAGAGCTTGATTTAGTGTACACGGTTGATAAAGAACCACTAGATTTATTCCGTAAATTTTTAAAGACTAAAACTTTATCTTTTCCCCAGCATAAGTTTGACTCTTATTATAACATAATAGAACAATATATGTATGCTCTAAAGTATTATCACAATAGGGCTAGACCAGAACAACTTGCGCCATATTATAATCTTGACATTAAGGTTATGTTTACGGAAACACATCACACTCCTTCGTATCCTAGTGGTCATACTATGTATTCTGAATTGGCAGCTCATGTACTTGCCGACCAGTATCCAGAACATAAAAATAAATTTTTTGAGTTGTCTAATTACTGTGGACTTGCTAGAATATTACAGGGAGTTCACTACCCGTCAGACAACGATGCTTCAAAGATTGTAATTGACAAGCTATACAAATTGACAAAAGGACTAGAAGATGAAAGAGCCAGAAAAAATCCCATTGACATTACCCGGACAGCCTAAACCGTCTACTAACGAACCAGTTAAAAGACCTTTGCCAAAAAATGATTGATTGATAGAAGGAAATGCTAATTAATACGCAGAAAAAATATTTAGTCGTTGGGCTAGAAAGCTCATGTACAAAATTTGTTGCCAATCTAATTGCTTATAATCTAGGACTAATTGAAAGTTACGGAGACTATGTAAAATCAGAAGATTTTATCCATGACACAAAATGTAACGATGAGTATCTTGTTGCCCACAGGAGTCTCCCATTTAGCGCAAGAAATTCTTTTATAGATACAGAGTATGCTAATAATTTTGACCACGTTGTATTGAGCATCAGGGACTTTCAATGTTCACTAATGAGTAAAAATGGAATACATCAAAGAAACCTCGACGAAGCAACCCATGAACACGAAACGGGAAGAATTGTCCTACAACAACTATTTAAAAACCTCAGAGATAAAATTACATTGTTTAGCTACGAGTCTGCATATATACTTGGTCAATTGTATTTAGAAGATATGCTCAAAAAACTAGATCTTGAAAACCCAAAAACTTTTACAGTTCAAGAGATCAACGGAAAATATATCAAGTAAAAAAGAAAATACGAAAACATGAACTGGTTCCCATTAAAGAATTTTACACATTATAGTTTGCTAAAAGGTTTTTCAAAACCGCATGAACTTGCAAAGGTTTGTGCTGACAATGATTATCCTGCGTGTGGCATCACAGATTATAAGACCATCTCTGGCGCAGTGTCGTTTCATCAAGCGTGTAAGAAGGTGGGAGTCAAGCCTATCATTGGATGTTCTTTTGATAACACTACAATATATGCTAAGAATAAAGACGGGTGGCACGACCTTATACAGATGGTTTCTTTTACTGATGAAAATGGCAACATGCCAAAAGACATAGCAAAAGAAATAGTAGGTAGAAATAACTTAATTGCCCTACAAGCTGAAAAAGATAACATTCAGCCATCTTATTATGTCAATAGTAAGCAAGCTGCTTTGCACAGAGTTCTACTTTGTTCTGCATTAAAGACTACATTACCAAAAGTAAATACTAAAATTAGAAATAAAGAACTAGATGCTGATTTGCTAGAATATTTTACTAAGGATAACAAGTGTATTACGAAAGGCAAAGTAACAAAAGAGTTGGAATATATATATGATTCCTGTGAAGACTATGAAATTTTAAATCCACCCATGCTTCCGAAATTTGTATGTCCTAAAGGGTTGTCTCAAGAAGACTACTTAACTAATATGGCTAGAAAGGGATATACAAAATTTGTAAAACCTCTCGTTGGCGAAGATAAAGATACCCAAAAAATATATGGAGATAGATTCAGGAAAGAATTGCAAGTTATTAAAGACGCAGATCTATTTGGCTACTTCTTGATTGTTCAGGATATAATAAGGCATGTAGAAGATGATATGGGATGTATTGCTGGTCCCGGCAGAGGCTCTGCTGCTGGATGTCTTATTTCATATCTTATTGGTATAACAAAGATCAATCCAGTGGAACACGATTTATTGTTTGAGAGGTTCTACAACGCTGGAAGAAACACTGGTGGTCATGTTTCCTTGCCAGATATTGACATGGACGTTCCGGGCAAAAAGCGTGATGAAGTTATTGATTATCTTAAACTCACTTATGGCAAAGATCATGTCAGCCAGATGATAACATTTGGAAGGTTGCAGGGGCGTAGTGCAATAAAAGAAGTTTTAAGGATAAATGAGGCTTGTTCTTTTAGCGAGATGAATGCTATAACAAAGAGTATACCAAATGAAGCAGACATATCTGATCAGCTAGCAGACATGGACGACGAAGACCGATCTATAATACGTTGGTCTTTGATTAATAGGTCAGATGACTTAAGAGATTTTTGCAACATCACAGACGAAGGAAAGCTTGATGGTGACTACGCGCAATACTTCCAGCAAGCTATTGATATGGAAGGCACATTTAAAACACAGGGCAAACACGCCGCTGGTGTGGTAATATCTAAAGACAAATTGCAAAACGTATGTCCAATGATACAACAGAAAGGTTCTATAGAAAAGATAGCAGGCTTAGAAATGACAGACTTAGAAGCGCTAGGTCATGTAAAGTTTGATGTTCTAGGAATTAACCTCCTAGATAAACTCATGAAAATAAAGGAATTAAAAAATGGCTAACAGAGACTATATCGTATTTGACTTTGAAACAGGAAGTCGTAACCCCCATAAAACACAACCTACTCAAATCGCTGCCTTAGCGCTGGATGGTAGAAACTTGTCTATGAAGGGAACTTTTAACAGTGAGATTAGACCTATTCTTAGCGACGATGCCGCTATTGCCGCTGGTTTAGATCCAATCGAAGAAGGGGCGCTAAAAGTCACTGGAAAAAACAGAGATGATTTAGCAAAGGCTCCTACTTTAAAATCAGTATGGAGAAAGTTTTGCACCTTTGTAGACAAATATAATTGGAAAAAAGACCCTTTCTTTAATCCTATCCCCGTAGGTTTTAACATCATTGGCTTTGATATGATTATCATTAATAGGTTATGTAAAGAATACGGACCTTATGACGACGCGAGGCAGCAACAAAAAATGTTCAGCAAAATTCACAAGTGTGACGTTATGGATAATATGCATATGTGGACAGAGGGAGATCCTAGCATTAGATCCATAAGTATGGATAGCTTGAGAGAGCGCATGGGATTAAGTTCCGAAAATGCTCACGATGCGTTGCAAGATGTCAAGGATACTGCTAATATATTTATAAAGCTACTAAAAACTCATCGAGCAGTTTACCAAGAAATTGAACTAGATAAAGCGTTCGCCAACGGGGGATTGTATGTCAAGTAAAATACTTGCATTCTCTAATCATGATCAAAGCTTTTACGATATCAGCAAGTTAACTTATAATCACAACAAGCACTATTTTAGCAGGTTTGATATTGAGTATAAAGTCTATAACAATGACGAGATGGTAGCACAACACGGTGGGGACCATACTAAAGGATACTATACAAAGTGGATAATACTTTTAAAGTTATTAGAAGAAAGACCGGACATAGATTATTTCTTTGCTATAGACACAGATATAGTCATATGTAATTTTGGATTTGACATGAGACACTTTACTAAGATGTCTGATAGAGACATTCTATGGTGTACTGTGGATAGTTGCTCTGAAAACACATATTGGAATATTAACGCTGGATCTGTTTTGGTAAAGAATTCTGATGCTTCAAGGAATTTTTTTAGATATTTAATTACCACAGCTATGAGTAACAATTTTGAAGCAATAGACCAAGTAATTATACAGACAATGTTGAGACAGTTAAAGACAGCAAGAGATATAACTGGCATATTTCCACCCAACGCATTTAATCATGGTAACAGTTCAGCATTTCTATATCACGACTGCGGAATAAGCACTAGTAATCAACCTCTACAAAAGTGCTTAGTTGAAAAATACAAAAATTTGAGTAAAGTTATAGAGAGTAAAAAAGCTTCATATGAATTACGACGATAAACTAACTTGGGAACTGTTTGCAGAAGGCAAAACAAAGGGTGTCTTTCAATTAGAAAGTAATCTGGGTAAGTCTTGGTCGAAAAAGTTAGCCCCTAACAATATCGAAGAACTATCTGCCCTAATCGCTATCATTAGGCCCGGATGTTTAAAAGCATACGTAGATGGAAAATCTATGACACAACACTTCATTGACCGTAAGCACGGTCGTGAAGAGGTTACGTATCTACATGAATCACTAGAAGAAATTCTTTTGCCTACATACGGAGTGTTAGTATATCAAGAGCAATCTATGCGTATTGCGCAAAAAATTGCTGGATTTAATCTAGAAGAAGCAGATGGGCTACGCAAGGCTATTGGTAAAAAGAAAGCTGACTTAATGGCTAAAGTAAAAACAATGTTTAT